ACCCTGGGCAAACAGGGTGACAAAACTAGCCACAGACGAGGAATATCAGCATACAATCAGTATGTTGGCTGCAGCATACGCCGCAAGAGGTCACAAAGTGTTGGTAGTAAGTGACCGAGTGAGCTTTTTGAAGCGATGCGCCGAACTGACTGGCGAAAAAGCCATATGTGTTACGGGTGAGGTAGCGCATGAGGACAGAGAAACACTTGTGGACGAGATTTTGTACGGAGATGCAGAGGTTCTTTACGGAACTCAAGCAATTTTTTCGGAAGGAATATCAGTTGACAACCTAAGTTGCCTAATTCTAGGCACACCAGTAAATAATGAACCCCTGCTCACACAGCTTGTGGGGCGAGTTATTCGCAAAAAAGAAGGTAAAAAAGATCCTGTGATAATAGATATACATCTGAAAGGAAATACAGCTCGAAAACAAGCATCAAATCGTGCTGGGTTCTATATGAAGCAGGGTTGGAATATGAAGTACCTTTAAAAAAATAATTCTTGACAACTTGGTGAATTTTAAGTATAATATATGCTCTTATTTGATTGGAAGAAGGTTTATGACACGGCGCAGGGAGATATTTCCTCCTGCAATTTAATCATGGAAATGCTGATAAAGAAAAGTATTCCCAGGAATAAGTACGACCCGATTTATAGATTTTCTCAAAGAAACTTTTCCGGCAATTCCTTTCTGGTTCACCCAGAGTTTCTTGTGCACCACTCATATAAGTACACCAAAAAAGAACTATGTGTCTACTATGCTCTGGCTTCATTAAGAAGTCTGCCAGAGTATATGGCATTTAACAAAACGACGCTAGAGTCACTACATTGTCCAGTGCCTCTAGATGACATCAAAGACAACAGGCTACTCATTGTAGATGATGAAGAAATCACATTTATATATGAAGAAGTCACACTGGAGACTATACACTAATGGCACTATCATTTAACAAACAAACGGGCGGAGCCCAAAAATCATCCATCGACAGCTTTCAATACCAAGACGGCGATAACAAAATGCGTATCGTAGGCGACATTCTTGCTCGCTATGTCTACTGGATTAAAGG